TAACTGGCGCCGGCAGGCATCAAACGTAGAACTAGGACAGAACTAAATTGCACCTGGCATGTAATCAAGATTGTGACGTATACTACTACTGCATGTGCATATAAAGTTATAACAACCTTCCTGGTTGAGTAGGCGTGTCCTTTCCCCTCCCCTTTTTTCTTTACTCCCCTCCCCTTGCCCCTCTTGAGTAGGCGTGACAAAAGAGGCGTAACCTTATTAGCATATTAAAAGGCTTTATTGATTGACATGTGCTTTTTTCCCGGGAAATTTCTTTAGTTAACCCTGTTGATCCCGATCTTGGTCGGCATGGTTTCGTAGAGTTCTTCATTGACGATGTACCCTCCTTGAGTGTTGAGATTGTAGTTGTTAGGATCGGTCCAGTTCTTTGGATCGACTCTTATTTCTGGTCTCCAGTTCTTGGTGTTGTATCTTTCACATTCCCATTCTATTTCATAGCTGACTTGCCCTGTGCAGTAGATGTTCAGGTAGCTGTCTGCGTTATTTTCGCTCGGCACAGGAATTTTAGAGCATTTGATGAAGATAGTGCCTGGAGGATGTGTCATTGGCAGTGTGCCATCTGAGGAAGCCAGCATAGTGTGCCATTCAGTGTTTGGAACCTTGTCCCAGATTGGAGTGTATCTGTCAATCTGGTTGCTGTTCCATGCTTGCATAGGATAGAGATAGTGTCTGTAGATTTGAGTAGTTTCTGGAGTGCCATTGTTTCTCCTCACATTAATTTGTATGGCATTCCATCGAGTCATGTCTATGCTGTATCTGTGTGAGGATACCTTGTCAGTGTTAGGATTAACTACGTCATCTTCAGCGTCTGCTGCAGTAGTGACTGCATCTGGATCAGTGGCTGCACAATTAATAGGTCCTACATTGATAGACTGACCTATAATTGTGTCATCTGTTGGTTTCCATTCCTGATAGCTAGCTTGTTGGAATCTGTCTGTTGTGTCATTGCCTGCATCTATGAATGTGTTTGGCCTAAGCGTTACGGTCATTGGAGCAGGTCTCTTTCCGTCTGCTTCACCTCTGCCTGGCATCACCATTCCTGGACCTGGTACCCAGTTGCTTGGTTTCTTGAATTTAGGATATGGAGCATATTGTGTTGTGTTGTTGGTTGCTCTTGGTGCTACCCTTCTGGTGTCATGTAGTGGATTGAAGTCCAGTTGTGGTGGACAGAAATTAGTTTGATTGTCTACCCACCCTGATTCCATTTCGAATTCGAAGCTCGTGTCTTCCCCTGTTCTCAGTACTTCATGAGACATGGTTTCTAGCACATAGAGTGGTGTGTTCATTTTCAGGAATTTGTTAGCTGAGTTGGTCCCTACGTTGTTAGCTAGACCTGCCAGGTTCTGAAAGTAAGCATACTGAGGTGTTTTGTAGATTACATAAGGCAGCTCTGGTGCACAGGTGTCATCCCATGGATGTTGAGCCCATGGAAATTGATGCGAGCCGTCCACGAGAATGTGGACTGCTGCTGTCAGATCATTGTTGTATTGTGTATCAGCACCATTCGATTGAATGGTTTTGAGTTGCAGATTGTAGATCTGCACTCTCAGCCTCTTAGGTCTCCATCTCTTGTATTCGTTGCACATTCTCTGCCAGTCTTGTGGAGAGAAGTGACTGGCATAGCAGTTGAAGTTGAAGTATCCCCACGGAGTGGTGATACCGTTCCACTTTGACTTGTCGTTTTCATTGGTGAGATCATCTGCTTGCAGAGCTTTGTATGTGTGCCCATTGTAGATAGGAGTCAAGAACTGTCTTGTTTGGTTCGTGACTACTTTGTTGTCAGAGAAGTAGGTGCCAGCTGTCCATCCTCCTGTGCTGAAGCCGACGCTTCCTGCTCCACCTCCTCCGATAGTGCCTCCGGCACGGCTGCCACCTGTCAAGGCTAATGGCCCTGATCCGCCTCCACCAGATGTTCCTTCTCCTGCGTTAGCATTACTGCTTTCGCCTCCGTCTGCCATCTGGCTTGTCTTAGCCTTTTTTCCACCGGCTAATCTAGCAAAGTATAGATGCCTTTTCTGGGCAGCTGCGGTTTTCCTAGCTGGTGTTTTTCCTTTGCCTGGACCCAGCTCTGGTTCCTTGAGGTTTGGAGCTAGGTATTTCTTTAGTTTGAAAGCACCTTTTGCTAGGTAACCCGCGACAGAAGAGTCTGACTCGAGATCGTTTAAAAAGGTTTGATCAGCTTTATTGAATTTAAGATAAGGATTAACTTTATTTTTTATATAGCGATCATAAGCATAATCATGACGAAGAGCAGCTTGGTCCACACGATTCTTGGCTTTCCCCGATCTGATAGGATTAAATGGCCCCAAGTATTTGAACCCTGGTAGCACCCACCCTTTGGGCTTTCTATTCACTGGAGCCATCTACATCCATGGCTGCTTTTAAGCATTCCTCATCGGTTGGTTCGTCCTGTGAAGATTCAGAGATGTTAGCAGTGAAGCGAGTAAAGACATTGTCCCAGTATTCACACTTATTACATTGGGTATTTTTAAAGTGCCACATCATGTTTCTGTATTTTTGATCCATTTCTTTTTTTAGGAAAAATAGTATTTCCTTAGTATTTTCCCAGTTTATTTGTCCATCATTCTGAAATTCTTGGAATTTTTGTTTACAGCCATTGAAAATCATTTCTGTGCCAGCTCGAGCTAGCCTCGTGCTGTGCCAGTGATACCCACAGAACCCAAGTCCAGGATTGTGAATAGCATTGTGTTTAGAGAAGATGTGATAGGGATTGTATTTTTCATTCCTTTTCTTCGTCTGAGGAGTCCGGCATGGTTTCGAAGCAGTAGAGGACAGTTGGTTCTGTGTTAGGTTGTGAGATGCATCCGATCCTTTCTCCCCATTCAGTCGGTGTGGTATTTTCTTCTGCTCTGGTCTTGGAGAGTCGCATCTCTTCCTCTTGAAGCCAGCGTAACCACCGTTGGTCCTGTTCATTGTGAGGAAGTGTGAGGTATGAGTTTAGTTCGTCTCTTACCTCTTGTAAGGTCCAGTTACTTTCTGCTCCTTTGTATGGATCAGGTGGAGTTAGTTCTCTTCCAGAATCCAGTCGCTGCTGTTTTGTGGATGGCTCATCGCCTGAATTATGATCTGCAGCTCTCTTTGATGTTCCTTGAACTGGAAGAGATGTTCATAGTGAGTGATTTGTGAATGATTTTAGGAATAGTTTTAGTTAGGAAGTTGTATGTACTCACCAGGTTCGTCTCGTTCAGAAGTTGAAGCAGATTCAGTATCAGTAGTAAGAGGCAGGTAGCCACCGCAGCTAATACAGATACCGTTTTCTTGGAGCAGAAAGTCCTGTGAGTGAGATGCACATAGTTTGCCCAGTGGAAAGTCATTAGGCATTTTCTCAATTTCCCATCTCTCATAGAAGCCCTCAAGTGTGCATTGAAACATTCGACAGCAATCCATGAGCCAGCCTGCACACTCTTCTGTGGAGATTTCTCCAAATGTGCTCGGCAGTGGTTTCATAAAGTTTATTTGTACGATTCGATCTTTGAGAGGTTTAGCATGTACTTGTGTGACATAGTTAGAGCCTGTGCATTCGTACATGTTGTTGTTGGTGCTGATGATGCATGGTGTTTGCAACATGACCTGTGAGTCTTTGTGTTTTCTGTCTATGCGGAAAGAAGTTCCACCTAGACAGCATTTAGCTTGTTCTACCCAGTCTTGATGCATGAGTCCTTCTTCCCACCAGACTATAAGTTTAGCTGCGCAATCGTTAAAGATGAAATTTCTATTTTGATGATTTACGCATCCATACAGTCCAACTGCATTTACAATTGCCTTGGCTAGATTGGTTTTGCCTGTGCTGGCAGGACCGAAGAAACAGACTGTGTTTTGCTTTCCAGCCTTTTTGTCTAACATGCAGCATATCCAATGTCCTACTTGCCATGGATTGTATCCCTGCATGTTTAGAAGCCGGACCACTTTGTTGTCTGTTTCGACTTCTGCATCTTCGAATCTTTTTTGTATGTATGTGAGAGCTGTGTATCGTTGTGTGAGTTGGACGTGAATCATGTGTAGTGTGTTTTGTAGCATCCTATCTCCTCCTGGTTGATTTTCTATCATGATGACTAATTCTGGATGGTTAGCCACGAGATCTTCGTAGGTGAGTAGATTTTCATCGTGTGCTCTTTGGACTAGGTCTAAAGCTAGTGCTTCTCTTTTGTTCATTTTACCCCCTGGAGTAGCTGTATTACTCCATGATGCTCTGCTTACCTTTGGCAGTTCTCCTCCTGGGTCTCCTGTATGAACAGGTCCAGAGCTTGGAACTGCGAAGTCATTGTCTAGTGCTTCAATGAGAGGTCTCCTGTGTGTTGGATCTATAAAGTGATCCTTGATGAATGTCATAGAATATGTTTTTCCTGTTCCGGCAAACCAGTTGCCTGTTGGTGTGTGTGTTTCTGGTGTTGTGTAAGTGTTCATTTGAAGATTCTTAGGTAGTAGATAGTTTCGAATGAAACTTTTTGGATCTACTCTACATGAATAATTTTCTCCTCTTCGTGTAGTATACTGCAGAATGGTTACTAGTGTAGGATCACCGTTCATACATTGTCTTCTGGCTGTCTCAATTGGTTTAGTGAGATGTTCCCATTGTGCTTTGCCATAGTCTTCGCCTAAGCTCTCTTTGAATCTCTGTTCTATTTGTGTGAAGAATTGTATCCCTAAATCTTTTCTGAAGCTCTTTGCTGTGTATTTAGTTAGACCTTTTCCTCCAATGACTATGTGTACGTGGATAGACTTTGAGATTTCTACCTGTACATAGGAATCGAATTTTGGTTGGCTTGTCTGCTGTCTATTTCTAAATGTACGTTCGCATGCCCAGTAGCCGAATGTGCCTAGTGTGTAGCCATAATGTGCAGTATAGAGTATCTGTGGACTGTGTTCGCTATAGTTCTCCATATAATAGTCTTTTGAATGCAGCATATCTTGCCATATGCCATTGCGCAGCAGGAATTGTAAGCCAGGCTCGCATAAGCTCGGATCTTCATACGGCAGTTTCATTACATACGTAAAACATGGTTCTTCGAATCGTTTTATCATGCGCAGTGTTTCGATAAACCCGGGATCGTTCGATATATCGAGGTTTTCAGAGCCCATTATGCCGGCACTCACCCTGGTCGAGATCTCCGTCGAAAGAGGATGAACTTCCGTATTCGCTCTCTTATATACTCTCTGGCGCCACCTACTGCATACGTCAGAGTATCGTCATTTCCTGTTCCGGCGCCTGCTGTTTGTTATAACTTTATATGCAGCAGTTGTAGTAGTGTACGTCATCAAGATGGCGTCGT